TGGAGCTTTCTAAGTTCCTCTATTTCTGTTGGTGACAGTGTTAGTTCCATAGACAGTGCAAAGATAATAATTTTTTATTTATTCGCAATCTAATAGGGATTGACCTCTTTCGCTTAGCCTGGTTTGATTTGCGAAGAACTCAGATAATACTTGCCTTTCGCTCTCCTTTAAGATTGTATTCATATTAAAAAGCTTTGTTAGGTTCAACCTTAGGAAAATCGGGGAATTCAAATTCCAATTGTTTGGGGTCTATCTTTTGTTTTGGTTTCTTTTTCTTCACATACGTATTGGCAAAAGTTATTCTGTCCCCATTAAAAAATACCATTGGATTAATGTAATATAAGTTGTCAGCTCTTCCCCTTGCTATAATCTCGTATTCTACTAATGAGCCTAAGCCTATGAATACGGAACTTTTAGCCTTATAACCAGTATATTCCATACAATCTTCCAATATAAATATAAATTCGTCCTTATTTGGTGTCAATTGATTGAGAATATATCCAAATACTTTAATGGCTTGAGGCTTTAGTTCAAAGAATTTAGGGAAACCACTCAAATAAACTTTAGCGAATTGCTGTTCATCTAATTCTATCTGCCTAATAAATTGAGTATGCCCCAATAGTTCTCCTGTATTAGGGTCAATAGCTTGTAGTATTGCATTCTGAGATGTTTTGGAAGCCGTTTTATACCTCTTCACTACATTCTCTTGTATAACTTCAAGTGCTTGCTTAAGGAAAGGATTTTCTTTGTTTAATTGGTAATCTGCAAGTTTGTATGCTTTTTCTTTTTTTCCATAGCAAATAAATATGATATTTATAAAAAACAATATTATTTAAATTCTAATTTACACCCCTATTGTATGCGACTGCAAATCTAATAAAAAAATCCTATTAGTCGCAAAAAAATAACATTGTTTAGCTACTTATAGTCTTTTTTTATGTGCTTTGAAAAAAGACAGAATTTCTAACCCTAAGCGACTGCCATTCTAATCCTAAGCGACTGAGGTATATTGAAAATCAGGCACTTACCCCTAGTATTGACAAAACAATCCAGTCCACAAGGGGCAAAATAAGTACTATAAAAAGTCTTATCCTTATCTAATTCTATGCGATAACCTGATCTTTCTTGGGTTTGTCTTTCTAAACGGAACATCTCCATGGAGGGTTTCTCTCCAAAGAGGTCAAAGAGATACCATAGACCTTCTATCTTATTTTGTGCGAATGCTGAGGAATAAACTCCTAAGAGGAGTAGAAGTATTATGTGTTTCATATTGGTTTTATTTTTAGGTACAAAGTTAGTGAAAATCTATGGTTGATTTATCACTTGTCATTATTAAAAAATTCCTTGAGTTTGCCTTCTTTTTCATAGTTATAGAGCGCCTTGATCACCCAAGCGGGGGGATACTTGCCATGGGTGAGTACAAAGATGTTCTTGACGGCCTTGCTCACTGGGTATAGCAGGGTCATCAGCTGGAGGGTGCTCTCAAAGAGTTCGCCAGTGTGGCTCTCGGCCAAAGGGACTTTTAGCAGTGCCAAGAGTATATATACCGCAGCAATGACCCCAAGCATCTGGGCGCTTTTCTTTAACAGCTCCGACAAGGAAAAAGTACGCTGACGCAGATGGTAGGCGACCCCGACAAACATATTGACCACAAGGGCTACTCCCAAAGCTACCAGAAAAGCCTCATGGGTCTGTTGCCAAGAGTGGAAGTAGCGGTATAGGAGCATAACAGGAGCGCTGCGAGAGAGCGTTTGCCATAGGTAATACAGCCTATCACGCAAGGCTATGGACGTATCGGAATGATACAAGAGGACTAAGGGGACGAGAAAAAATAACATAGGATAATTTGTTGATTAGTTGATTTGCTGATTTGGCGATTTGCTCATTGTCTCATTGACCAATTGCCTCATTGCCTCATTAAATTAGTTCTTGAATATGTGCGGTGATCTCCACTTGGGCGGCAGCTTGCCTCAGGGGCGTATATAGCTGAGCGAGGTAGGCCTTGAGAATGGCCAAGCGCCGTGATAGGTAGGCGTCAAAGATCTCGCGCTTGTCCTGCACCTTGAGCGAGGCATCGAGGAAAAGGAGCTTGAGGGCGGCACCCGATGGGGGCGACATGGACTGGACACTTTGGTAGGAGATGTCGGGGGTCTGGGTGAGGGTGTAGATCATACGCAGCAGGGTGTCCATCTCCAGCTTGACCGATTCGGGGGCATTGTGCCAAGAGATGTACTGCATGGAGGCGTCCTTATCACCCTCTATGATAGCCCCTGGTTCGCCCTTTTGGCTCCAGCCCTGTATGTTGCCCGTGACAAAGAGCTTAGGTGCGGCATGGTAGTCGTTGGTTTCGGCGAAATTGGACAACAGGTGTTCCAGTCGCTCAATGAGTGGATCTACCTCTTGGGTCTCCCTATGGGGTTGGTGGGCATATACTATAGGTATCTTACCGATAGGATTGGGCTTGGGATAGCCCTCTTCTAAGAGGTATTGACCTGATACCATACGCCATAGGTAATGTTCGGTGGCTGTGTAGGTCTCAAAGTAATCGGCAAGCTCCCCTACGCTCTCTCCCTGAGGGTTGAGACTCTTATAGGCGCGGGAGAAAGCGGTCATATCACCAGTGGCATCAAAATAAGGGTAGAGCGTATCGCCAAAAGCAGGCGAGAACAGACTACAACGGAGCTTGAACTGGCAGGGGAACCCATAGTCATAGTGGGTAGCAGTAGGGACGGGGTACCACAACTCGGCACATTCGCCAAAGGAGAAGGTCGCGCGGGCAATACGTCGGTTTAGGCTGTTGTCCTTGGCTTGGGCGAGGATTTTGAGGATAGCCTTGTAGGCCTGTTGGTGCTGCTTGTCCTCACTGTCGCACTCATAGCGCACAGGAGTACCAAAGAGGAAGGCTACCGAGCGCTTGATGATAAGCTGCTGCAAGGGCAAGGCAATGCGGGCAACACGCTCAAGGCGTGTGCCTTCGGAGGTCTGTACCTGCTTGTCCCGCCTCAGCACAGGGTCATTGACAGGGTGCAAGGCAGGGTTGAGGGCTTTCTGCGCCTCTACAGGATTAGGTAAGGGGGCGTTACGCCCTGATTTGAGTAAAGAAATATCTAACATAATTAAGTGAATAACGAAAAGTGAAGAGTGAAGAGTTATTAGTGAAAAGTGAAGAGTGAGCGCCTGAATAGCGTTTTTCACTATTCACTATTCGCTTAAATCCTTCCAAACATCTCTGCCACACTGACCCTCTTTGGGGGCTGGCGGCACTCTATGGAGCCTGTGAGCGCATCGGGGGCGTCGTCATGGGCGTTGGTACCCACGCGGAGGTAACCCGTGAGGTCGCGAGCAAACTTTGGGAAGCGCTTTTTCCAATCCAGAGGCATCTTAATCAGCTTCTGCACCGAAGCGGAAGCTGCAAAAATCCTTGCTGTCTTGTTCTGATTCTGATGAAAAGGATTGAAGCGCGTCAGTCGGTTGCCTGTGTCCCATGAGCGTTGCTGGAGGTTGCTAACAAAGAGGTTGCCGCCGTTGTTGCTCTCGATATGGCAGCGCTCCACTTGGTGTTGCTGCAACATATAAGTCAGGGTTGTTTCGGTAACCTCCATAGGATCTTTCGTATAGAGTACATCGGTGATGTAATTGCCGTCCTCCGCCTCCTTGTAAAACAAAGCGCATAGGTAATCCGCCCCACTATCAGCCGCGTCTATGTACGCTACCGAGTAGGAACGAGAAGGTAAGTCGGTATAACAAGTAAATTCCTCATACATCAACCCTTGGGAGGGTTGCGGATTCTGTTGGTATAGACTTTCAAAAACGGTTGGGGAGCGACCTTTTATCTCTAAGAGTTTTTCCAAACTATGTCGTTCAGGCCACAAAGGTTCTCCCTCTGCTCTGGGGTCTTGTTCGCTTGGCGGCCTGTTCTGTATGGCAGGGAAGCTCACCAATAGCCAACCTTGCGGGTTTTCTATGAGGTCATATACGCCCTCTTGTTCAAGCAAGCGTCCTGCTAAATCTTCCATGTGCCAGCGGGTAAAGACCAACAGCTGTTGGCTATCATTATGTAAGCGGGTAGAGGCTACCGTATCGTACCAGTCGGCCACGTTCTGTCTGATGACAGGCGACCAAGCAGACGAAGCATCTTTGTATAAGTCGTCCATAATCAGCATATCCACAGGTTCGCCTGTCAAGGAACCTCCTACACCAATTGTCTTGAAACTACCTTGGTAGCCTACAATCTCACACTCATCGGAATTGCGGGCATAGTTGCGACTACGTCGGCCTTGTTCTTGGTAGCTTGCCTGACCCGCGAGGAGCGTTTGTGGAAACAACTCATAATAGCGATCATCGTCCATGATGCGTTGGAGTTCGCGGTTGAACTTACGAGCTTTGATAGCATTATAGGAGACAATGGCAATGCGCTTGTCAGGGTCTTGTCCTAAAACGAAAGCGGGTAGGCGTCGGGTCGCTCCTTCGCTCTTGCCGT